GCACATTAGCGGCAGGAGCTTCGGTACAGTTAGTCTATGTAGATTCAACCATTGGATGGCACTCATTATAGGAAACGATTATGCCTGTTTTAGGAACGCAAGTTATAAAATCAATACAACGTGGATCTACCTCTTTAGCAAGCACTGGAACATCTAGTACCGTAACAATTAACGCAGTTGATTTAGATAAAACATTTGTTAGTGCTAGTTGTAGAAATGGTTACAGAGGTTCAAGATATAGTATCACTAGCTCTGATCCTTGGGTACTGAACGCAACTACATCAGGAGCGCAATTAACTAGCACCACAGCCATAACAGTTTATGGTGGGTTAGGTTATGTTACCAACACTAATTATCTCGCAGATTACAATGTGACTTTGTATTGGGAGGTTATAGAATATGTCTAAAGTATACGCACATCTAAACAGCGACAGTATATGTGAAGCAATTACACATTACGAAACTCCTTTAGATAATCCACCCTCTAACTACAAAGAGTTAGAATCTAACGATGAATCTTTGATTGGCAAAAAATGGAACGGCTCATCTTGGGAAGAAGTTAGCTAGTGAACGATTTAGAAGCCCATGAAAGAGAGTGTGCGGTGCGGTATAAGAATATCGAAGAACGCCTTGACCGTGGCACAGAGCGTATGAACCGTATAGAGATGAGTGTCTATGCGTTATATCCATTTCTGGTGGGACTTCTCATAGCCAGCAAATTTTTGGGGTAGACCCTCATGTTCGCTGAACTGGCGGCAATTACGAGTGCCATTTCTGCGATCAACAATACCATTGCAACTTTTAAAGAAGGTAAAGCCAACGCTCAACAAGCCGCTTCTTTACTAGGTAAGTTTGGATCTACTGCTCAGAAGCTTGATGATTGGGAGAAAAAGAAAAAACTCAAGCGTCCTCTGACCCCGAAAGAAGCAATGGATCTCTCTATTAAACGTAGAGAAATCAAAGCGATAGAAACTAAGATCAAAGACCACCTGATGATGGCAGGTATGTCAGATGTTTGGCGTGAAGCAGAGCGCATAAGAAAACAGTCAGAAAAAGACCATCTCCAGTATCTAAAAGACATTCATAAGAAACGCAAAGAACGACAACGTAAGTTTCAAGAGAGAGCGACTGCGGCATTTATTGTTTGTTCTTTATGTTTTATAGCGTGGTCAGGCTGGTATATATATGAAGCCGTGCAAGAGAGAAGATTAGATTCTGCCAAGCAAAGGCTTGAACAAGCCAAAGAACGGCAACGTAATCTTAGGAAGTGTGGTCGATATAAATGCTGATGGCATTTCTATTAGTAGTTGTTGTAGAAGGCGAAACAGTTTCAGATAATAGAATGCTGTTCAAAAGCATATATCGTTGCAATGTATTTGCTACCGCTGTGGAGCAAGGCAAATGGTCACCAAACGACAGAACGTACTACAGACAGCAGAATGTAACGGCTTATTGTGTGCCTAGAATGGTTGGCGAAAATACTAAATTGTTTGAATAGGAGATAAAATGAGCGCAATACTAAGTTCCCTAGTTGGGCCTGTCACTGGACTGTTAGATAAGTTTATTGAAGATAAAGACCAGAAGAACGCTCTTGCCCATGAAATCGCAACGATGTCAGAGCGACACGCACAAGAGCTTGCAAAAGGTCAGCTAGAAGTAAACAAAGTAGAAGCTGCAAGCAAGAGTATGTTCGTAGCCGGGTGGCGGCCTGCCGTGGGATGGACATGCTGTGTTGCCCTGCTCTCAAACTACATACTCATACCTATGGCTAACTTTGGTTTGTTGCTGGCTGAGATGAACGTTGAGGTTCCTAGCCTTGATATGTCAGCCATGATGCCTGTGTTGCTCGGTATGCTTGGTTTAGGAGCTATGAGAACTGTAGAAAAAACACAAAAGGTAAGTAGAGAGAAGTGAACAAAGAGCTAGAACCAGGTAGTGAGTACGAGAAATACGACAGTGATGGCGATGGAGTTGTTACTGATGACGAGTTAAAAACAACGGAGAGATTGCAAGCCCTTGAAATTGCTAATGAAAAAGCTGAAGCACAAAAGAACATGTGTTGGTTTGCTTTGTTTGGTATGTTGCTATACCCCTCTGGTATTGTGATCACATCCTTTCTAAACTTAGATCAAGCGGCCTCTATACTAGGAGACATAGCGTCAGTGTATTTTATCTCTGTTTCAGGCTTGATAGCGGCTTTCTTTGGGTTTCAGAGTTTTAAAAAATAATGGAAATAGCAATAGTATTTATAATTGGTTATTTGATTGGTAAGTATGCATGACGGTAGATGTTAAGCAGTTATACAAAGAAATAGCCAGTGACGAAGGGAAGGTGCTTCACCCTTATCTTTGTACAGAGGGCCATGCCACCATAGGAATAGGGCATAAGATTCTCAACACTGACCCAGAAATTAATCTACCGATTAAGAATGCTTATGACGGTGCGCCAGAAGAAGACTGCATCACAGAGCATAGGTGCTACGAGTTGTTTCAAGAGGATGTGCAGATTGCTATTGACGGGTGCAGAAGAATATATGACAACTGGGAAAAGCTTCCTCAAGAAGCCCAGCATGTACTTGTAAACATGTGCTTTCAAATGGGGCCAACTGGCCTTAGTAAGTTTAAACACATGAACCAAGCAATAGAAGATCAGGCTTGGGGACAGGTTGCGCTAGAGATGCATGACAGCAGGTGGAGCCGACAGACTCCAGAAAGAAGCAAGAGATTAAGGTTGCGAATGCTTGCATTGGCAGACAGAGATGATTAGGAGGTAAGAAATGTTAATGGCAAGTAACAATCCCGAAATGTATAGAGGAATGACTGGAGGTGGAAACATGCTAATAGGACATCATGGTATGGGGCTTGGTGGCAACTTTGGTGGAATGGGTAGATCCACTGGCGGTGGCTACGATGGTGGTGGCATCAATCCAGGCAACATGTACGGTGGTGGCTTTGGAGGTGGCTTTGGTGGAAGACCTTCTAACCCTTATGGTGGAGGTTTCGGTGGGGGATTTGGAGGAGGTTTTGGTGGCGGCTTAATGAGTCCCTTCCCTCCTAGAAGACCAAGCCCTTATCGCAACCCATACTACATGGACTCTCTAAGAGGCGGTGGAATGGGTCAAGTGATGCCAACCAATATCCCATTTAGAGATCCAGGTTATGGCTCTCCTATGCTAACGCAGAACCTAATACAGTCTCTTGGTGGGCCTCAAAGTAGTTTTAGAAATACTTACAGACCTTATTCTACATTAGGAATGCTAGACAGATTTAGAGGCGGCAATATGGGTTCTCCTTATCCTATGCCGTACCCCATGCCATCTCCTGGCGGTAAAGGAGGCAGAATGCCTATGCCAGGTATGCCAGGAAAAGGCGGCAGAATGCCAGGAATGCCAGGAAAAGGTGGTCAAATGCCTCCAGATCAAGGGATGCCTCCAGCAGGAGGAGAAGTGCCTCCAGCAGGAACCCCTCCAGCAGGAGAAGCTCCACCACCAGCAGGAGGAACACCTCCAGCAGATACGACTCCAACAGACAACTTGACTAATCTTCAAAGAACCATACTTGCAGAGCAAGGCTTCACAGAGCAAGAAGCAAGAGATGCGTTTAATGCAATCATACAAGATCAAGAAGGAACGCTAGATCCTAGATTTAAAGATCTAATTGGCACAGGTTATTACAGAAGAATAGGAGAAGCCTTTGGTTTAACAGATGCCGCAGGCAATCCAGTTACTTTAGGTGGCACTACAACTGTAGCAGGAGGAAGACAAAACACTCCAGGCGAAGAACAACTAGCTCAGTTTCAAGGAAATCAAACACCTTATGAAAGAAGACTAGCACAAGTTATGGCTGATCAAGGCAAAACTAGAGAGCAAGCTGTAGGACAACAAGACTATGCTATATCTCAAGGGTTTGACACAGATGGTGACGGTGCGGTAAGCAACGCAGAATATTCAGCAGAATTAGCAAGAAGAGAAGCTGAACAAAACACACCGCCTGCCGACCAACCTCCTGCTGGAGAATCAGCACCACCTCCTGCATCTGGATCAGAAATGCTTGCTGGAGGAAATCCTTATTTAGATACCTTAACTCCAGAGCAAAGAGCGGCAATAGATCAGATCCGTCAAGGAGGATTTAATCCTTATAGCATGGGTATAGACAGAAAACCATTCTACGACGATGAAACACAGATATATAACCCTAGTAATAACACAAGCAGATCGCTTTTTGGCGGCATAGGCAGTTTATATGGGGTAGGCGGTGGAATGATACCCAACTTTTCTGGAATGAGATTCTAAATGCCGTTACAGAAAATACAATTTGCGCCAGGTGTAGACAAAGAAGGAACGGAATACACCGCAGATTCTGGATGGTTTGATTCTGATAAAATTAGATTCAGAAAAGGCAGGCCAGAAAAAATAGGTGGTTGGACGAAGTTTAACAATACCGCCTTCCTTGGCGTTTGCAGATCTATCTTTGCTTGGGCTTCTCTTGAAGCAATCAAGTATGTTGGTCTTGGAACAAACCTAAAGTTCTATGTAATGGAAGGTATCAGCCCAAACGATATCACTCCATTGAGAGAAACAACATCTGCTGGTGACGTAACCTTTTCAGCAACAAATGGGTCATCGACTATAACCGTTACAGATACAGGTCATGGTGCAGTGCAGAATGATTTTGTAACTTTTTCAGGAGCCGCTACGCTAGGCGGCAATATAAACACCACAGTTTTAAATCAAGAATATCAAGTTGCTAGTGTAACAAGTGCAAATGCGTTCACTATCACTGCGAAAGACTCATCAGGCACTACGGTTACAGCTAATAGCAGTGACACAGGAAATGGTGGTGGCTCAACGGTAGGCGCATATCAGATTAATACTGGCCTTAATGACTATGTATCAGCGGCTGGTTGGGGAGCAAACCCTTGGGGAGATGGAACATGGGGAGGTGGCTCTGCATTAAATGTTTCAGGACAGCTAAGATTATTTAGCCAAGATAACTTTGGCGAAGACCTTGCATTTAATGTAAGAAATGGAGGTATATTTTATTGGGATGAGTCAGGAGGTTTGACGGCAAGAGCCGTTAATATTACCGATTTAGGAGGGGCATCGAACTGCCCTACAATCTGCGCTCAAATACTTGTTTCTGATAATGACCAGCATGTCGTTGCCTTTGGTGCAAATCCAATAGGATCTGCCAATCAAGACCCATTATTCGTAAGGTGGTCAGATCAAGAATCAATTACCAACTGGACTCCTACAGCAACCAACACAGCAGGAGGAGTTAGAATAAACTCTGGTAGCCAGATAGTAGGAGCGTTGCAAACAAGACAGGAAATACTTATCTGGACAGACGTATCAGTGCATTCAATGCGATTTGTAGGCGCACCGTTTATATTTCAGTTCACAACCATTAGCTCAGATATGTCCATGATCTCCCCCAATGCGGCAGTCAATGCTAGGGGTAACGTGTATTTCATGGATAAAACAGGGTTCTATGTTTACAACGGTGCAGTACAGCAGATACCTTGCTCAGTGCAAGACTTTGTTTTATCTAATCTAAACGTCAGCCAAGCATATAAAGTATTTGCGGCTGAGAACAATGCGTTCAGTGAGATCATCTGGTTTTATCCTGTAGGCACAGGTACAACAGAAGTTACCAATTATGTTAGCTACAACTACAATGAAAATCTTTGGGCAGTAGGCACATTAGGCAGAGGCGCATGGCTAGACTCTGGCGTATTAGAAAACCCTGTTGCTTCTTCTGTTATTACAAACACCGATGATAACTATGTGTTTAATCACGAAGTAGGACATGATGACGATGGCTCTCCTATGACAGCATTTATAGAGTCTGGTGATCTTGAGATAGGCGATGGCGAAAGATTTATGATGATTGACAGAGTATTGCCTGACTTCTCGTTTAGTGGCGATGGCAGTCCTACTGTTGACATGACAATAAAAGGTAGCAACTATCCCCTTGAAACACCTAGCTCTCTAGCTACAGCAACAATTACTCCGTCAACCAAGCAATCAAACATCAGAGCAAGGGCAAGACACACGGTTCTAAGGCTAGAATCCACAGGATCTGACTATGGCTGGAGGCTCGGTGGATTTAGATTCGGCATGAGACAGGACGGTAGAAGATAATGGCAGAAGTCAGAAGAAATCCTTTACCTGTTCCTTTGCCTGACTATGACAATCAGAACGAAGCGATTACCAGAAGAACAGTAGAATTTGCACTAGATCAATTAGAAACGGATGTTGATCTGGCTAAGACACAAGGAGATAAGAGAGGCTCTCTAGCTATGAGAAGGTTTCAATTCCTTCTAATGGGGGCTTCGTGACGGACGTTATAAAAGTTCTAGGGCAAGTTGCTCCCAGTGCCACCACAACAACTACGTTGTACACAGCACCAGATCTGACTCAAACAACAGTGAGTAGTTTGGTTGCGTGTAATCGTGGTGGATCTGGGGGTACGTTCAGAGTCAGCATTCATGTCGCTGGCGCAGGAGCAGATAACAAACAGTTTATTTTTTACGATGAAGATGTGGCCGCAACAACAACCAGAACAGTAGTGATAGGACTCTGTTTAAATCAAACCGATGTAGTTAAAGTTTACGCTAGTAGCGGTGACTTCAGCTTCAACCTATTCGGAGTGGAGACAAGTTAAATGTATCAAGAGCAACCAAGACAAATGGAAGGCATAGCAAGTGTCTTAGCTGATCAAGGACGGTATGGAGATTCCATGCTAGTTCACATGAATCCTGCTGAAGTACAGGGGCTGGCCTCGTTATCCCCAACAGGATCTCTGACAGTTAATCCACAGACAGGACAACCAGAAGCATTCCTTGGCATGATACTAGGGGCTTTGGGTAGTTTAAGTGCTGGCACAGGTGTTGCGGCTACTCTGGGGCTTAGTGGTTTAAGTTCTGCCGCTTTAGGTGCTATAGGCTCTGGACTAGGAACATTTATAGAAACAGGCGACCTCAAGAAAGGTTTGCTTGGCGGTCTTACTGGCTATGGAATAGGTAAGTTTGTAGGTAGTTTAGGCGGTATTGAAACAGGAACTGACACTCTTTTGAGTGACGTAGCAGATAAAAGTATTACTGCTACTTCTATTACTCCAACTGCTGATGCAGGTAGGGGGATAATTGCCACTGCATCTAGAGAAGCCGCAGGCATGGGGCCAGCTACTGCATCATTGTCAGATGTGCAACAATTTGTGCGTCCAAGAAATATTGTTGACAATCTTAAAGATGTTGCTGGAAACCCAGAAGGATTAATAGACGCGGCTACTGCGGCAGGGGCGGCAGTTCCAGCCGCTGTTGGTCTTGGTGGTAGAGCGGCAATAGAAGCAGAAGAAGCAATGGAAAGACAGTTTGGTGCAGATGCAGAAGCTAGAAAAGCTATGGGAGAAAGACAAGAGCAGATTATTGCTCAAAGCGGATTCGATCCTTTCTTACAGCCTGCAAAAGTTCCTGTGTCAAATTACGGAATAGATACAGACACTTACACAGCCAGTGCTGGCGGCATAGTTTCTATAGAT